CGGACATTTACCTTGACCTCATTCCCAGTCATCTTAAAAGCACAATCGCCTTGCTTAATAAAAGCATAAGCGTAAGTAATAAGAATATATCTAAGTCTGGTAAGAGAAGTAGAAGTAAAAGCTTAAGCTTAAGCTTAAGCAATAAAAACACAACATTTACTCAAGAACTGAAAGGGGGCACAAGATGTGGCTTAGGCTCAAAGAAGGTGAAACAGTCCACGCAATCATCGACTTTAGTTCCATCAAGAGCGTCGCCAAGCACTGGACAGGAAAGCGAAGCGAGCTTTGCCTCGGCGAGGGCTGCCCCCATTGCCTTGCCAGAATCCCAAAACGATGGAGATATCAGGCCAGGCTTATCGTCGACGGATCCACAGTTAACTGGGAGTTCGGGGAGCAAGTTATGACAGATACAAACGATATACCTCACAGCACGAACTGGGCACATATAGCCATTACCAGGCTAGGCGATAGCAGGAACACGAGCTACCAAATTTTGCCGCAAAGCGAAGCGAAGCGGGAAGGAGAAGCGAAGGCTTATGACCCACGGGCAGCAGTGCTAGCTTCGGATTTTCTCAGGGGGAGATATGGCCATATCTTCAAAGAAAAAGGACAAGGGCTACCACATCAGGAACTTTGACCCCAAGGCTCGACGCCTGGCTAAGGGCGGGGCATCAGTCGCCGGGGTTGATATAGGCACCTGGATATCCCAGGCGGTAAGAGAGAAATTCGCCCGAGACATAGCAAAGAAGGAGGTGCAGTAGTATGCCAGCAAAGCTAAAGGTATTGCAAGTAGCCTTGTCAAGGCAGGACTATGACCTGGCAGCCCATACGCTCGTTTATGGGTTAGTAAAGGTAAAAGCAGAAGACAATGGGAAAAAGAGGAGCGCCAAAAGGCAACCAAAACGCCCGTAAGCACGGCTTTTATAGCCGGGCCTTGACCGAGGCAGAGAAGGTGGAGCTCGAGGAAGCATCCTATGTTGAGGGCGTCGACCAGGAGATCGCTTTGTTGAGGATTAAGCTCAGGGAATTAGTCGAGAACGAGCCCGACAGGATAGATCTACACCTCGAGGCGGCCAACACCATCGCCAGGTTGGTGAGGACCAGGTATCAAATCAGCAAGGAGCAGAAGAGGTCCCTTAAGGAAGCTATTGCTAAAGTGCTAACCGAGGTGGCGATCCCTCTAGGCATAGGCGTAGGTATAAAGATAGCAAATAAATGAAGCTAAGACCATATCAGCAGGAAGTAGCTAAAGCAGTTGTGGACAGTGTCCAGAAAGGCAAAGGCTTGACCTTCTCAGTCGAGATCGCCCGCCAGGGCGGCAAGAACGAGCTATCAGCTCACCTGGAAGTCCTTTTATTAACGCTACACATGGCCGCGGGTGGCAGCCTGGTTAAGTGCTCACCCACCTTTAAGCCACAGACAGTCATATCTATGCAGAGGCTAAAGGAGAGGCTGGACGAGTTCGGCTTCGATGGCATCTATCACACCGAGATGGGCTACATCATCATCCTGGGCAGTGCCAGGCAGGTATTCCTATCGGCCGAGGAGTCAGCTTCAGTGGTAGGACACACAGCCGATATCCTCTTAGAGATAGACGAATCCCAGGACGTTAGCAAGGAGAAATATACCAAAGAGTTCCGACCCATGGGATCATCAACCAATGTCACCACCATTCACTATGGCACAACCTGGGACGATTCCACCTTGCTAGAGGAGATAAAGCAGACCAACCTTGAGTTAGAGAAGGAAGATGGCATCAAACGCCACTTCAGATACGATTGGCTTGAAGTAGCCAAATATAACGATGCCTATAAACGATATGTCAAGGGGGAGAGGGGCAGGCTAGGCGAGAACCACCCTCTATTCAGGACCCAGTATTTGCTGCTTCCTATCAGTGGTGGGGGAGGCTTCCTATCCCGCCAGCAAATCGTCTTGATGCTCGGCACGCATCCGAGATTGAAAGAACCAGAAAACCATGGCACGCCTTACATCGCTGGCATAGATCTAGCCGGGGAGAGAGAGGAAACTAGAGAGGCAGCCCTCATGGCAGCCAAACCGAAGCTCGATTCCACCGTGATCACCATTGCCGAGATGGACCTAGCCCAACGCTCACAGCTTATGTTACCCGAGCCAACCCTGCGAGTGGTGGAGCAATACCAATGGACCGGCATTCCTCACAGCAGGCTATATCCCCAGATGGTGGATATCCTTAAAAAGTGGAATTGCCAGAGGATTGTTGTTGACGCTACAGGTATCGGCCAGCCCGTGGCCAGTTTCTTGAGGAAGGAGCTCGGATCCCGAGTAAAGCCGTTCACCTTTACCCAGAAGAGCAAGTCTGATATGGGATTTGAGCTGCTAGCTTTCGCTAACGCAGGGAGGCTAAAGCTCTACAAGCAGGACGGCTCGAAGGAATATAAAGAGATGATGTTTCAGCTAGAGAAGGCCAAGGCACAATACCGTCCCAACCAGACGATGAATTTCTACGTCGACCCGCAGGAAGGGCACGACGACTTTTTGATGAGCTTAGCCCTGGTAGCAGAGGGGGCCAGGGACTTCAGCCCCAGAACAGCAAAGGGAGGGTTACGTGATGAATGATTTCAACCCTGGGCAACTAGCCCGAGTAGACACTGCCAGGCTAACCGCCTACCGCCAAAACCTCGATTTCTATAACGGCAGTCAGTGGCAGCAGACATCCAGACATCGCCAGCTGGTATTTAATTATGCCAAGGTCTCTATCGATAAGGTCACCAGTTACTTAATGCAGGGGCTTACCTTCGCTTGTTATCCCACAGGGGAAGGTGAGGAATTGAAAGCTAAAGTCAGGACAGCAGAGCAGCTCCTTAGAGACGTCTATCAGCAGAATACCCTCCAGCAGCTAGACTGGGAGACCGAGATTGATACTGCCATCCTGGGCGATGGATGCTACAAGGTTATCTGGGACGCAGACGAGAAGCGTATCAGGATCACCTCGCCCGATGTCTCCGGTATCTTTGCCTGGTGGCTGGGAGATGACCTGGCTAAGGTGTGGCGAGTGGCTTCAAGATACGAGCTGACAGCAGACGAGATTCAGCTGCTCTATGGCATAGCTCCCCCCAAGAAGAAAGCCTTTATCACCGAATTGTGGACCGCCAAGGACTTCGAACTTTACCTGGACAACGACAGGATCCAGTCCAAGCCCAACCCCTATGGCTTCATTCCCTTTATCATCTTCCCCAACCTCCGTGAGCCGAAGAAGTTCTGGGGCACATCGGATATACCCAATATCATCCAGCCGCAGCGGGAGCTAAACCGAGCCCTGAGTCAGCTATCGAGGATCCTCGAGCTTTCGGGCAATCCTATCGCCGTATTGGAGAACGTCGGCTCAGCAGAGGATATCAAGGTCCAGCCAGGGGCGGTATGGACGTTACCTGAGGACGCCAAGGCTTACCTCTTAGATCTACTCCAGGGAGGCGGCATCAGGCTGCACATTGACTTCATAGATTTGATTTACCGCTGCCTACACGATATCTCAGAAACACCCCGAGCAGCCTATGGCGGCACGGAAAGGGATCTATCCGGAGCAGCCTTGAATATCGAGCTGGGCAGTTTAATCCAGAAGGTTACCCGGAAAAGGACCATCAGGACCAACGCCTATCACCAGAGGGCAGAAATGATCTTAAAGCTTGCCGAGAAATACCTGGGCGAAAACTTTGACGGCATCACCCACCGGGTAGTTTGGGGGCCGATATTGCCCCAGGATAAGTCAAGGCAGGCTCAGAATGAGCAGCTGCTTGTCCAGGCAGGCGTCCACAGCCGAAGAACTGCCATGGACGAGATGGGCATAATGGATCCTGACGAGGAATTCAAGCGGTGGCTTGAGGAGAGAGAGAGGATCCTGCAAATGAATCGGGAGTTTAGGGCAGCCTCCACTCGCGGAGGAGCGAGAGAGAGAGCGATTGCCGCTGAGATGGAAGTGCCTGAATAATAACTCGTAGTTGCCTGATTTATCAGGCCTGAAGGAGAGAAATTTATGGATAACGAAAACCAGGAACCCCAAGTACCCGAGAACAACGTTTCGGCAGGTTCTGAGCAAAGCGAAGAATCTCTGGCCGCCATCAAGGCTCAGCTTGAGGAGGAGAAGACCGCCAGGGCAGCCGTCGAGGAAGCCACGGCAGGCAAGGACACCCGCATAGCCGAGCTTGAGGCTCAGCTAGCTGAGTCCACCACGCAGCTTGAGGGCAAGACCAAGGAATTGGAAGCCGCTGCGACTGAGCTGACCGCTGTCAACCAGACCAAAAGCGAGGCCTTAGCCAAATACCTCGGTATGGCTAAAGCCCTCAATCCCACTATCCCCGAGGCCATCATCGGCGGGGAGACTATCGCGGAGATAGAGCAATCCGTCGAGAAGGGGAAAGCCATCGTCGAGGCGGTCAAGAAGACCTTAGAGGCTGAGGCTGCCGCCACCAAAGTGCCCGCTGGGGCACCCACCAGAGGCGAGATATCACTTGAGGGACTTTCCCCCAAGGAGAAGATCGCCGCTGGTATTCAGCAAAAATAAACGTAGTGCGAGGCTTTAGCCTCGTGCATGGAGGAATAAAATATGAGCATATCTTTAGTAGAAGCCAGTAAACTCTCGACCGATATCCTTCTCAAAGGAATCATCGAGACCATCGTTAAGGATAGCCCTATCTTGCAGGAGCTGCCCTTCATTCAAATCACAGGCAATAGCCTGAAATATAATCGGGAGAAAACCTTGCCCACCGTGGCCTGGCATGCCCCGGTCACCGGAGAATGGGCCGCCGCAGAGCCAACCTTTGAGCAGGTCACCGCTTCCCTCTGCGTCCTGGGCGGCGATGCCGATGTGGACAACTTCCTCAAGGCTACCCGCAGCAATGTCCAGGACCTCGAGGCTGCCGTTATCGAGCAGAAGGCCAAAGCCCTGAGGCACGAGTTTGAGAATACGTTTATCAACGGAGACTCAAGCGTAGACGCCAATCAGCCCGATGGCCTTCATAAGATCCTTACGGGCATCATCTGGGAAGCCACCACCGCCTACGTCCTGGGCGACACTGTCAACCCTACCGCAGGCAAGGAGAACGGCTTCAAGTATGTCTGCACCACGGCCGGCACTTCGGGAGCCAGCGAGCCAACTTGGAAGACCACCGAGGGGGAGACCAATACCGACGGCACAGTCACCTGGACCTGCTATGCCGGTCATCACATCGGCTCAGGCACCAGTGGCGGCACTTTGAGCCTCACCAACCTCGATAAGCTCATTGACCTGATCAGAGGCGGCAAGCCCGATATGCTGTTAATGAGCCGCAGAAGCCGCAGGAAGCTCCAGAACCTTATCCGGCTCTCAGGAGCCGTCCTGGAAACCAGGCCAGGCATGTTTATGGAGCAAATCCAGCTTTACAACGGCATCCCTATCACCATTAACGACTGGATCAAGGATAACAGCACCGTCGGCGGTTCATCCGATTGCTCCGTTATCTTTGCCTTCCAGATGGGCGAGGGAGCTGTCTGCGGGCTATCCAGCCCTGAGATGCTGCAGGTGGAGCGGCTCGGCTCTTTGGAGACCAAGGACGCTTCCCGGACCAGGGTCAAGTGGTATACCTCACTGGCCCTCTTTGGCTTGCCCAAGGCAGCCATGCTTACCGGGGTGAGAGACTAACGAAAAGCAAAATGGAAAGGTCAAAGATTAAAAATAGAAAGTCCATTTTTACATTTTTCATTTTGATTTTTGACTTTTTCGCGCCTCCTTATCGGATAGGGGGAGGGAGCATCGACCCTCCCTCCCCCAAAATCTCCTCTCCCTTGAGGGGAGGTGAGGCTAGTCCTGAGCGTAGCGAAGGAACTAAGGTGAGGGTGAATAACGTAGTGCGAGGCTTTAGCCTCGTGCAGAGAGGTTAATTGATATGACTTTAACCGAAATGCGAGCCAGAGTCCGGGAGGACTTACAGGACACCGACGCCGCCAACTATCGCTGGACGGACGATGAGGTGGACGGAGCCATCGAGCGGGTGGTCAGGGAGTTTTCCCTGGCATATCCCCTGCAGCAGCAGGACGACATCGCCACCACCGAGGACAGCAACGAGCTGGATATCTCCAGCCTTACCAAGCTGCTTAAGGTCTACTCTGTCGAGTTCCCCATAGGCGTACACCCGCCTTACTATCAGAGGTTCACTCAATACATGGCAGCCCTTTACCTGGAGGAGGAAGGCGACGGAAACGACGCCAGGGTCAGGTGGGGGAAGCAGCACTGTTTAGATTCTCCCTGGGAGGCTTCAACCGCTTACATCCTGGGTGATTACGTCTGGCCCACCACTTTTAATGGCTATCGTTACGTCTGCACCACTGCAGGCACATCAGGCGCCTCAGAACCAACCTGGCCCACCACCCTCGGCGATACCGTCAATGATGGCTCAGTTGTCTGGACCTGCATTGCCCTGGCTTCTGCCATTCCGGAGCAACACGAAGAAATCATCGTCCTGGGCGCCACAGGCTACCTGGCAACATCAGCCTCGGTCTACACCGTGGACAGAGCCACCATCGCAGGTAGGCACGCCACCATCAACTTCCTCAAGTGGGGGCAGGAGAGGCTTGCCCGCTACGAGAAGAAGCTCAAAGCCATCACCAGCCGCGTGATCACCAAGGAGCTTTACAGTGACGAGTAGCATGCCCTCTTTCTGTCTTTCTGTCATTGCGAGCCCTTCACTTCCTGTCATTCTGAGCGTAGCGAAGAATCTCAAGATGGAGGTTTTCAGCCGGTGAATTTCGCCAGGATCTTTCCGAGTCGGCGGTTTTGGGCGGGTGGATATCCTGGGAATCCTGCCCTGGTCGGAGGTTTTGAATGCTCCAAATCGGAACTTTAAAGAGCTTCAACAGCACCGACTACCGGGCTGAGGTCCAGCTCGCCGGCTCGATTGCTGCTTACCTGGATAATATCCCCGTAGCCAGGAACATCGCCTCAGACCAGATGATAGCCGGCCGGCATGTCATCGTGGCTATCCCTGGCGATAATCCCAAGGATGCCTGCGTCATCGCCGTCTGGGACGCAGCAGCCGGCGGTGGTGGTGGAGGTGGTGCCAGCACCTTCCTTGGCTTAACGGATACACCTGGCTCCTACTCCGAGCAAACAGGCAAGTATCCCAAAGTCAACGCC